TGGTCATCGTTCCAATAAACTTGAAAACAAGCGTTACCATATAGTTTTAAATCAAAAGCTACTCTTTTAATTTCTTCTTGCGGTATTAACTTACCTAAAGTTTCTTCAAATCCTTTGTTTTTAGTGTACAATCCTTTACCATATACTAAATCAGCAATACCCTCAATACAAGCTGCATTGGTTGTTGAATTATTATATGCATCTATTACGTTTTGGAAGAAATCATCAGGTCCAATAACGCCTACCGGCACCCATTGGTATCTTGTCTTTGTATCTTCCGTTATAACTGGGATGTCTTGTTGTGTAAGATTAACTACACTAAAGTTTTGATTTATTTTCATATTAATCTAGAATTATATATTCATTATCTGTCACGTTACTAATATACACATCTTCTAATGGTATTTGATTAACGTAGTTTGTTTTATCCAATGATTGAGACGTAAATACATTTATACTACCATGCCATATTGAGCATGTTGTATCACTAATGTACGCTCTATATTCAGTAGCAACACTTGCTGATACTAATGTAGGTACTTGCGATGCTGTAAATGATAGTTTACTTTCGTAAGAATCATATTTGTAATTTGATAACGATTTCGATGTATTCGTTAAAGTTATCATATCCTGCAAATATAAAGTAAGGTTTGAACTACCAGTAGGTTGACATCTGAATGTCAATACGTTGCTTCCTGATGAGTAGTATGTTATCATTATCTTGTCTTTATGTTTATAATTTAACAATTTTACAAACAATTATAGTGATAAGCATAAAAAAGGGTAACACTTAGTGCTACCCTCTTAATTATTTCTTTCTATACTGATTAAGAATTTGTTCCTACTACGATAGTTGGAGGATTGCTTATCGAACCGAATGGGTTACCGAATGTAGAACCAGATACGAATGGAGCTGGGAACTGCTCTGCGGCGGTGAAGGTTACTGAATAACCATAAAGGTCACCCAATGCTGCACCGGTCTGAATAGTACCTGCTGTTACATCTGCACCTTCTCTTTGTCCTACCAATAGAGTATCACCTGCCATTGTGTGGATAAAGATTTGAGGTCTACCATAAGCCATCAACTTCAATTGTGTAGTCATTTCGTTGGTTAATTTCTTCAAGTTAAGAACTAATTCTTGAGAGAAGAAAGTTGTACCATTATCACGAGATGAGTTTACAGTTTCAGTATAGCTAGAATTTCCTTTTAGGTCATATTGATACACTGTTAAGCCAGCTGGTAATGATTCTAGTAAAGCATCACTGTTTGAACCAGATGATACTAAACCTAAAGAACCAGTATAGTTCAAGAAGAATACTGAAGCTATACCACCTACCGAGTCTTTACAAGGTTCGTTACGTCCTGCTGTTAAATTACAAGCCATAGTTTTAGTTTTTTTTAGTTAATTTGTTTTTGTTTTTTAATAGATTAGAATGAGGGAGGGAATTACACCCTCCCATTATTCATTCAATATATTAATAGTTCTTATGAATAGCGATGTCAGTTCCGATACCATATTGTGTACCAGCTGTGTATCTCATAATGATTCTATAATTTTGAGAACCATCTAAGTTAGCCATGTCTAATACTCTTACTTCATTGTAGTCACTCAATAAACCTGTTCCGAAGAATAAGTTTGATTTTTGTGCTGCTACCATTGCTGAAGAAGCTAGACCAGGACAAAATGCCATTTCAATACCATTGAAATTCAAAGGCTTCTCACCTACGTTCATTTGGTTGTTGAAACCATTTGCTCCAGCTGAACCTCCAGCTAATGCTTGTTGATAAGCCTTAACTACGTTTGTTGGAACATAAATCATCAAATCTTCTTTTCCATAAACTTCTTGCGGAATAGCATCAACTAATGCATTTAATGCAGTTAATACGTTTGCAGAAGTTACTGAACCAGAGATTGATGAAGTTACAGGAGCGTTAGTACCACCAGCTACTACTGATGAACTTAATGCGTTGTAAATACCACCGAATTGTCCGTTAGTTGCAGTTGTACCTCTCCAGATTGATTCTTCAGTAGCTTGTGCTACTTTACCACCAACATAAGAGATTAAGAAATCGTTGAAATCTTTTGGAATCTCATCGAATGCAGAATATCCTAATTGTAGTGCTTGCCAAGAATCTACGAATTCTTGCTTACATAATTCAAGGTTTACTTGAAGTTCTTTTGGTTCTAAGATTCTCTCTGTAAGAGCTACAGTACCAGAAGTTGTAAAGTTACATGATGCATCGTTTACTATGCTATTAACATCAATCTTTTGGATAACACTTTTGAACTTCACATTCGGCATGATTGTGATGTATTGGTTATCTAAAGTTTTTGCTGATAACAACGCTGCTGCAATGTACTTCCCAGCGAATTCACCAGCATAAGTTGTGGTGATTGCAGGTTGTGTGAAATTTTGTTGTTTTCTCATTTTTAAATGATTTTGTTTAGTTTATTTATATAATTTTGATAAGAAAGAATTCTGAGGATTAACCAAAGAATGTTTCTTATTGAATTTTACTCCGTTTTGTTTTGGTGCGTTTTCATCAATTGGTGCTCCGTCCAATTTAGGAAGTTCTTCTTCATCTTCATCAGGCTCTACTGCTTTCATAGCTACATCACCAGGTAATGGTTCTGCTTTTACTTTCTCAGCCTTCTCACCTTCAGATACTTCTTCTTCCTTAACTTCCATCATAGATTGCATTTTCTTTTCTAATTCTTCAATACGATAAGACATGTCTTCCATTACTTTCTTCATGTCACCATATTTTCTCATATCTTCAGAGATAGGTTCTGCAGTTTCTTCAGTTGATACTTCTTCATCATCACCCATGTCACCACCAGCGATAGATTCCATTTTTTCTTCTTTCTCGCCTAATTCAACGTTCTCTCTTTCAGTAATTTTACCTTCAGCATCCACCATAATCTTAATTCTAACATCGTTTCCTTCTGTATCTCTTAAGATTATTTCATGTTCACCTTCAGGAGCTGGAGATTTACCATCTTCAGTAACTACTTCAACTGCTTCACCTACATCAAATGTAGGAGATTCTAAGATTGTTCCATCAGCAAGTTTTGCGTAAGTAAATAACACTTCCTCTTTTGATAGAGATAAAGTAGTCATTATCCTTTTTAGTACTTCTGTTGCGTTCATATTATTTGTATTTTAGTTATTTAACAATTACATATTAATTTATAGTAATTTTTTTGTTTAGATAAATTGTATTTGTGTTGAGCCTGTGATAAATGTGTACACAGTAGAATCTCCATCAAATGATATTACAGGAGCATTTCCACTAAATAATGGTAAATTAATAGTGTTAGGGAATCTTAAATAAACTACTCCACTTCCACCATCACCTCCATTAGCTACACCAAATCCAGCACCTTCACCATCGTTTACGGCCGCTCCACCACCACCAGCTCCAGTATTAACTGTACCAGAAGTTGCTGATAATCTAGGTTGGAAACCTACAAATTTAGCACCATCTCCACCTACTCCACTTCCACCAATACCATTTGCATTATTTGTTTGTACGTTATTTCTAACACCACCTCCGCCACCGGCTGCCACGTATGGTGCTGAAGAAGTTATGAATAATTGAATACCATTACCTCCGTTACCAGCATCTGCATTCCAATAACCAGCATCAGATACAAAACTAGCACTAGCGTTTAGGCCACTTTGTAAGTAACCACCACCACCAGCACCTGCTGCTGCAAATCCATTTGGTGTACCAACAGAACCAGTACCATAAAATCCAGTTCCACCATTTGTAAATCCTGTTCCACCAATTAAATGAGATGGGTTACCACTACCACCACCAGCACTTGCGCTTACTGAAGAAGTAAAGTTAGAAGTAATTCCTACTCCACCTGCTCCACCAAATGCAACTAAATTATTAAATGATGATGATAATATTGAAACACTTCCTGAATTACCTCCAGTATTTTCTCCAACTACAAATGGACCAATACCACCTTCACCTACTGTAATATTAAATACTCCATTAAATGAACCGGTTAAGTTTACATTATCAATTGAACCAGATAGTAATTGTCCAGCTCCACCACCACCACCGGCAAATGAAGATGCACCAGCTCCACCACCACCTACTACTGCATATTGAATATCAAATGATGCTGTTGTTGGTATGATAGGATTTGTATCTGAAAATATTGTAAATTCTCCAGATGAAGTAAATGTGTGTATAGTGTATCCGTTAAAGTATATTATATTACCGCCAATTCCATTTTGTAAACCAGGGTAACGAATACTCATTGAACCAGATGCTCCATTACCGCCTGCACCACTACCACCAGTTGATGGAGTACTTCCACCACCACCACCAGCACCTGTATTTTGTATAGCGTTTCCGCCATTAGCAAAATTATCTGCCCCACGTCCACCACCAAAACTTGCTGAGTGTGGTTGTTGATTAGCTGATGAACCACCGGATTGCCAGTTAGTTCCACCACCGCCACCACCAGCAACGCTACCTGCGTTTATTAATACCCAATCAATTACAATACCAGCTCCACCTACAGAACCTGCACCAGTTCCACCAACTCCTCTAGCACCACCACCACTACCAGCTCCTCCAAAGAAAAAGCCAGGGAAACCTCCACGTGGTTCAGCATATCCGATACCACCAGAATTACCAGTGGATTGGATTGGTACTGATTCAGTTACCATTGAATTTTGTATCCAAGATGCAGAAACAGCTAATCCACCATTTCCAAAAGTTATTGCTTGAGGATTTCCAGGTCCATTGATACCAAATCCCCATCCACCACCACCTGAACCTCCGTTTGGTACGGCACCTTGTGGTTGACCACCAGCACCTCCACCAGGAGCTACTAAGTAGTTATTGGATGATGTAAAATTAGTTACCCATGTTCCATCGTAAGGAATTAAAAGTCCAGAAAAAGAAGAACTATCACCATTGCTGTTTGATAGACCTCCTTTACCAATTGTAATGGTATAAGGTTCATTTGGTAATATTTTTATTGAACCAGTTATTAATGAGCCGGCTCCACCACCTCCACCACTACCTCCATTAGAAAGGCCACCACCTCCTCCACCACCAATTAAAGCGTATTCAATTAGTTGTGTGTTTTCTTCCTCCATATTTGCACTTATGTTATAATCATCTATACTAGTTTGTGCTTCAAATGAGCCTGTAATTAAAGATGATGTTCCGTATGAAAATAAGTTAATACCTACTTCAGGAATAATTAAAGTACTCTTTCCAAAATAGAAAGATGAACTATCAGGTGTATAATAAGATGTGTAAGATGATGTTAAGCTTGATGTTATATTAAATGCGTATGTATTTTTAAATGAAGAACCTGTTGCAATAAGTGCATCATTTACATTTAATATTTGTACATTACCATCTTTTCTAATTCCAAAAGAAGAAGCGATACTAGCACTATTATTTAGTTTAGAGCTAGTTACACTCCAATTTATATTTGAATTAGATATATTTCCTTTATTGTTTATCAAGCTTGCGGTTATATTGTATCCAACAATAGTTTGTGCTGCAAATGATGCAGTTAAAAGTGCTTGTGTTGTTGTTGGGTTGAAAAATCTTTGTTCTATGTTTATATCAGCTTCAGGTACTACAATACTCATAGTAACCGAACCCGTTGTATTATTTGAATTTTGTGTCAAGCTAGCGGTTTGGTTAAATGCGTACTCATTACTATATGAGCCACTCTTAACACTTCCACTTACTTCTGGAATTAATACAGTTGTTACTGTAGCATCTTTTCTTATTTGAAATGATGATGAAACTCCATTAATATTTGTTGTATCTCCTTCTAAATCTTCGGTTGTAGAACTTTGAAATGTTTGAAAGTTTATAGATGCGGTTGATATGTTACCCTTATTATAAGTTACAGAAGCTGTAATATCATAAGTACTATCAGTTGTTGCTGCAAATGATGCAGTAATTATTTGTGTACCTTCACTTGCAGGGTTGAAATACTTTTCAGTTTTAGTAACACCTGCTTGTGGTATTTCTATACTCATTGTTGTAGAACCTGTAATGTTATTACCGATACTAGCTGTCAATGATGATGTTACACCAAAGTTATATTGGTAATCAAATTGTGAACTAAAGCTTGAACTTACTTCTTTAACATATACTAATGGCACAGTCTCATCTTTAACTATATTGAAAGATGCGGTTGTGTTACCATTGATTAATTCAGTTGTACTAACAGGAGAAGTATTTTGTGTTTTAAATTTAACTAAAGGATTATAAATGTTTCCTTTAGTATGTTCAACACCAAAAGTAATACTATATTCTTGATTGCCCTCTGGATTAAATGAAGATGAAATTTTACTTCCACTTAAATTCATATTACCAGCGGCTGCAGATAATGATAGGGTTTTAGATTGATTAAATCCTAAATTACCACCAATTACAATAGAAAAATCGTTTGAACCGGTTACAGCCCATACACCACTTCCAGTTATAGCAATGTTTACAGGTAAACCTAATGCACTACCAGAACCAAGTTGTTCAGCCTGATAAGTGCCTGATACAAATAGTGTTGTTGGTGCAAATGGTACATATTCTATACTACCAGTAGCAAATATTATTGAACCAGATTGAATTCCAGCAGCTACTGATACAGTTCTAGACCATTCAAATCCTACCTTGCCTAAAAAGAAATTTCTATTTCTATTTAGTAAAGCGTTATTAATATTGTAATTTAAGTTCATTTATGTTTTTTTATCTTAATGCTATAATGTTGTAAGCAGTAGATGATGCACTAACTGCAGTAATGATACCAGGTATAAATCCAGATGCTGATGCAAATGTAAGAACTGAGCCATCAAATGTTTTAACGGTCAAGTCTGCAAATGAACCAACATACAACCCACCTGCTACAAATCCAAATTGAGGATTGTTTGCTGATGCTGATGCGAATGCTGAACCTGAAATTGGTGTTACTGCTACTCCACCTACGAATTGTGGGTTAGTGATATACGAATTTTGAGTTTCTAATTTCATATTATTTGTTTATTTTATTATTTAACAATTGTAAGTCTTTTTTTATTGATTAGTAACTATATCTACCTAATTGAGATTGGAAGTTATTAACTATTGTTGAGAATGTAGCTTCTTTACCACTTGCTATTGTATTACCTATTGTAGCAAATGAACATCCTCTATCTGAAAGAAATGTTTCGGTGTTATTAAGATTTAATGCACCTATATAAACATCCAAGTTTGGTAATCCTCTATTTGCCGTAGCTCCATTATTTATTAATTCACTACCATTCTTCCAACCATCTACAGTTGTTGAAGTTTGAGCATTTAGTAAATAAAATCCTCTAGAATCTGAAATGATTGCATTTGGGTCACCACCGCCCCAGCTTGAATAAAATCTACCACCAGGAGTAGAAAATACTCTAATTAAAGAATCGGTTGATGTACCACCTGGTCCTGAATTATCTAATGCTCCAATTTCAACATCATCTGCAGCTGCATTGTTTGTAAATGAATAATATGATAATGACCCATTAGAGGTTGTTAAATTAGATGATAAATTATAGTATGTAGTTGCGGCTCCAGTAGTACCATTTGGTTTAGCGCCATCACTATTATGGGTCCAACCTCCAAAAAATAGTAATCTAAATGCAGCATCCGTATCTTGTGGGTCTTTAAGATTATATTTGTGTGCGGCTGCATTAGCACCCACCATAGGATATATTGCATCTAATCCATTCCAAAGGTTTTCATCTTGTAAAGAAGCTACTAAAGTGTTTACAGCTATTACAGCTGAACCAGTTATCCCAGTTGCTGCAACAAATGCAACAGTTGCTGGATTTAATACTGTTTGTTGCACATTAAGTATTGGTAAATTACCTAATGCTGCGGCTCCTATTTCTTTATTTCCTAAAAATATTGGCATAATTAAAATACGTTTCTTTGTAATGTTCTTTGGAAGTTATTTACAATATTAGTAAATATTGCAGGTCCACCCGTTGGTAAGCTTCTACCTATATGTGAGAATGCACAACCTCTACTACTATTTCTATAAGATGTAGTTCCATTGTTTTGAGCTGCCAAATACAATCTTCTAGCAGTAATTGTGGTTACAGTTGTACCAGTATTTATTACTCTCGTACCATTTCTCCAACCTTCAACGTTTGCAGTTCTATTTGAAATAAAATGTCCAGAAGATGTTCCTCCTGATGCAGCTCCTCCACCAATTTGTCCAAAGAAGGAATATTGGTTTCCATCACTAAATCTTAATGCTAATAAAGTTTCACCAGTTACGGCTGCACCATCATTTGCACCCATTTCAACATCATCTGCAGCCGCATTGTTTGTAAATGAATAATATGAAAACGAACCATTTGTAGTTGTAAATAGTGCGTTAGGTGCTGCAAATGTATCTGCATAAGTTCCACTAACACCATCAGGTTTAGCACCACTACTAGTATGGGTCCAACCTCCTACAAAGTTTAATCTAAATGCAGCGTCTGTATCTTGTGGATTTACTAAATTAAATTTATGAGTATAAGCAGTACCACCTACCATTGGGTATATTGCACTCATTAATCCCCATAATCCAGCCGTTTTTAATTGATTAACTAAATTGTTAATTGCCACCGCTTCTATACCACCAATACCAGTAGCATTTATAAATGCTCCAGCATCTGGGTCGAATTGATTCTGATTTGCAAATGGTGTAAACAT